CCCGCCAGTGGCGGCTCATCCAGCCAGGTCCACAACCCGCGTCCAGTACGTGGGTGTATTTACGCTGTGGAAGCATTGCCAGTAAGACGTCAGCACTCTGGCGCTGTAGATCCGCATGTTGCTCATAGTGCGCGGCTGCCCGACCAAATGCCGCTGCAATGGCTTGTTTATTAACCGTTGCCATGCAGCACCTCCAGCAGACGGTCGATATCCTGCATTTCATGCGCGGCGGTTAGTGTTAAGCGCAGTCGCGCAGTACCAGCAGGTACGGTTGGTGGGCGAATCGCCGTGACCCAGCAGCCTTGCTGGCGCAGTTTTTCTGCCAGTTGTAACGCACGGCTGTTATCACCGACGATCAATGGCTGGATGGCGCTGCATGAATCAGCAAGCGTAAACGGCAAATCCTGTACTCCGGCACGAAAACGCGTAATGAGTGCCGCCAGTTTTTCGCGCCGTGCATCACCCTCATCACTGCGAATGACCGCCAGCGACGCACGTAATGCCTGCGCCTGAGCGGGCGGCATACTGGTGCTGTAAATAAGATGGCGGGCAAATTGCAGTAGATAATCCGCCACCGCATCGGAGCAAAGCACCGCTGCCCCGCTGACGCCAAATCCTTTGCCAAAAGTCACCACCAGCAATTCTGGATTTACCTTTTGCAACCAGCAGCTGCCGCGCCCCTGCTCCCCGATAACGCCCGTGCCGTGGGCATCATCGACCATCAACCAGCCATTGTGCTGTTGCGTTACCTGCTGGATTTCCGCCAGTGGCGCACTATCGCCGTCCATGCTGAACACGCCTTCTGTCACCACCAGTTGCTGCCCCGGACAGGGGGAAGCAAGCAGTCGCGCCAGATGAGCGACATCGTTATGGGTAAAACGGCGAAGCTGCGCCGGGCTTAAACTGGCAGCTTCCAGCAATGAGGCGTGACTCAGCCGATCGGCAACAATACGGTCCTCTTTCGCCGTCATCGCGGTAATAACTGCCTGGTTAGCGGCAAAACCAGAGATAAACAGCAGTGCCCGCGAATAGCCCAGCCACTCGGCCAGTTCTTCTTCCAGCGCCTGATGCGCCACGCTATAACCGCTGACGTGACCGGAACCGCCGCTACCGACGCCAAATTGCTCCGCTCCCTGCTTCCATGCACGAATGATGTCCGGATGATGGCTTAAGCCGAGGTAATCATTGCAGGAAAAGTTCAGATACTGGCGATCATCCGCCACCAGCCAGCGTCCGGCCCCTTGCGCCACCGGATAACGGCGACGCAGGGCATCGGCAGCACGCCGCGCATCGAGCGCCGCGTTGATTTTCTCCTGCCAGCTCATAGTGCTGCCGCGTTGTAATATTCGTCAGTGTCCGGGGTCATCAGTGCCTGCTCCAGACGCTGCTGTTGTTCGTTATCCCCTGCCAGCACGGCAGTTTGCTGTGGATTTAGCCCCAGTTTGCGGAACAGTTGCAGGTCTTTATCTTCTTCCGGATTCGGCGTGGTTAGCAGTTTGCAACCGTAGAAAATCGAGTTAGCCCCGGCCATAAAGCACATCGCCTGAGTCTGTTCGTTCATCTGCTCGCGTCCGGCAGAAAGGCGCACGTAAGAGGTCGGCATCATGATCCGCGCTACGGCAATGGTGCGAATAAAATCAAAGGCATCGACATCATCGTTATCTGCCAGTGGAGTACCTTTCACCTTCACGAGCATGTTGATTGGCACGCTTTCCGGCGGCGTCGGCAGGTTTGCCAGTTGCAGTAATAATCCGGCGCGATCTTTTACCGTTTCGCCTAAACCCACAATGCCACCTGAGCAGACTTTGATCCCGGCATCGCGCACTTTTTCCAGCGTATCGAGGCGTTCCTGATAAGTGCGTGTGGTGATGATATTGCCGTAAAACTCCGGCGAGGTGTCGAGGTTGTGGTTGTAGTAATCCAGCCCGGCATTCGCAAGGCGCTGCGCCTGAGATTCACTCAACGTACCCAGCGTCATACACGCCTCCAGCCCCATCGCTTTTACTCCCTGCACCATTTGTTCCAGGTAGGGCATATCGCGTTCGTGGGGATTCTTCCACGCCGCGCCCATGCAGAAGCGCGTCGATCCTGCCGCTTTCGCTTTGCGCGCCGACTCCAGCACCTGTTCAACTTCCATCAACCGCTCGGCTTCCAGCCCGGTTTTGTAGCGCGAGCTTTGCGGGCAGTATTTGCAATCTTCCGGACAAGCTCCGGTCTTAATTGACAGCAAAGTGCTGACCTGCACCTGACGTGGATCGAAATGCTGACGATGCACCTGCTGCGCTTCAAACAGCAGATCCAGCAACGGTTTTTCAAATAATTCTGTGACTTGCGACAATGTCCAGCGTGGGCGGTGAGCCATGGGGCTTCTCCAAAACGTGTTTTTTGTTGTTAATTCGGTGTAGACTCGTAAACCTAAATCTTTTCAATTTGGTTTACAAGTCGATTATGACAACGGACGATCTTGCCTTTGACCAACGCCATATCTGGCACCCATACACATCCATGACCTCCCCGCTACCGGTTTATCCGGTGGCGAGCGCCGAAGGTTGCGAGCTAATTTTGTCTGACGGCAGACGCCTGGTTGACGGTATGTCGTCCTGGTGGGCGGCGATCCACGGTTACAATCACCCGCAGCTTAATGCGGCGATGAAGTCGCAAATTGATGCCATGTCGCATGTGATGTTTGGCGGTATCACCCATGCGCCAGCCATTGAGCTGTGCCGCAAACTGGTGGCAATGACGCCGCAACCGCTGGAATGCGTTTTTCTCGCGGACTCCGGTTCCGTAGCGGTGGAAGTGGCGATGAAAATGGCGTTGCAGTACTGGCAAGCCAAAGGCGAAGCGCGCCAGCGTTTTCTGACCTTCCGCAATGGTTATCATGGCGATACCTTTGGCGCGATGTCGGTGTGCGATCCGGATAACTCAATGCACAGTCTGTGGAAAGGCTATCTGCCAGAAAACTTGTTTGCTCCCGCCCCGCAAAGCCGCATGGATGGTGAATGGGATGAGCGCGATATGGTGGGCTTTGCCCGCCTGATGGCGGCGCATCGTCATGAAATCGCGGCGGTGATCATTGAACCGATTGTCCAGGGCGCAGGCGGGATGCGCATCTACCATCCGGAATGGTTAAAACGAATCCGCAAAATGTGCGATCGCGAAGGTATCTTGCTGATTGCCGACGAGATCGCCACCGGATTTGGTCGTACTGGCAAACTGTTTGCCTGTGAACATGCAGATATCGCGCCGGACATTTTGTGCCTCGGTAAAGCCTTAACCGGCGGTACAATGACCCTTTCCGCCACACTCACCACGCGCGAGGTTGCGGAAACCATCAGTAACGGCGAAGCCGGTTGCTTTATGCATGGGCCAACTTTTATGGGCAATCCGCTAGCCTGCGCGGCAGCAAACGCCAGCCTGGCGATTCTCGAATCTGGCGACTGGCAGCAGCAGGTGGTGGCTATTGAAGTACAACTGCGCGAGCAACTGGCACCAGCCCGTGATGCCAAAATGGTTGCCGATGTGCGCGTGCTAGGGGCCATTGGCGTGGTCGAAACCACTCGTCCGGTGAATATGGCAGCGCTGCAAAAATTCTTTGTCGAACAGGGTGTCTGGATCCGGCCTTTTGGCAAACTGATTTACCTGATGCCGCCCTATATTATTCTCCCGCAACAGTTGCAGCGTCTGACCGCAGCGGTTAATCGTGCGGTGCAGGATGAAACATTTTTTTGCCAATAACGGGAAGTCAGCGTGAGGGTTTCTGGCTACACTTTCTGCAAACTAGAAAGGAGGGTTCATGAAACTCATCAGTAATGATCTGCGCGATGGCGATAAGTTGCCACATCGTCATGTCTTTAACGGCATGGGTTACGATGGCGATAATGTTTCACCGCATCTGGCGTGGGATGATGTTCCTGCGGGAACGAAAAGTTTTGTTGTCACCTGCTACGACCCGGATGCGCCAACCGGCTCCGGCTGGTGGCACTGGGTAGTTGTTAATTTACCCGCTGATACCCGCGTATTACCGCAAGGGTTTGGCTCTGGTCTGGTAGCAATGCCAGACGGCGTTTTGCAGACGCGTACCGACTTTGGTAAAACCGGGTACGATGGTGCAGCGCCGCCGAAAGGCGAAACCCATCGCTACATTTTTACCGTTCACGCGCTGGATGTAGAACGTATTGATGTCGATGAAGGTGCCAGCGGCGCGATGGTCGGGTTTAACGTCCATTTCCATTCTCTGGCAAGCGCCTCGATTACTGCGATGTTTAGTTAATCACTCTGCCAGATGGCGCTATGCCATCTGGTATCACTTAAAGGTATTAAAAACAACTTTTTGTCTTTTTACCTTCCCGTTTCGCTCAAGTTAGTATAAAAAAGCTGAACGAGAAACAGAAAACACTGTAAATATCAATATGTTACGAAGGATTTAGTCTAAATAATAGACTGCATAATACTACAAAACACAACATATCCAGTCACTATGAATCAACTACTTAGATAGTATTAGTGACCTGAGGCAGAGCATTAGCGCAAGGTGATTTTTTGTCCTCTTGCGCTAATTTTTTGTCAACGGACTGGGTTAGTTGAATTTACAACCATGCTCAGTATCTCGATAAGCGCAGAGAAATGATGCAGTGGTGGGCGGACTGGCTTGATGAAAAGGTGGCGTAATGCCACCCAAATAGCGGACACTTATACCTATGCCAATATCACAGACCTATTCCACAACATCATCTTCTATCAATTCAGCCTTATTTAGTTGTTCCTTAAGCTTATTCCATGCAGAATCCTCAGGCATCTGTACTCGCACAGAAACGAATTGATTAGCAGGAATGTCGATCGGGTCACCGTTCGAAACACCAGGGATGTCGTTACGTGCAAAAACGGGCGAGTTATCATGAGTGCGGTGAAACGTTTTCACCAACACAGATCCATCTTGGTTAACAACATAATCCAGCCAGATGAGCGGCTGCTTGTTTCGGTCCTGCGGTATTTCAAATCCACCATCAATCCCCCCCCATGAAGCATCTGCATTCAGACCTACGCAACCCTCAATCAGATATTCACCCAATGCCAGCCGTGTGACGGTTACCCCATCTGATTCGCGATTTGTTTCACTACTACCGTCTGAGAAAATCTTCACAACCGGAGAGGCTTTTTTGATGAAACCACTTGAATCGACGGTCGTGTTCAGCGACGACCATGCCTCAGCCCAGCCTGTGTTACCTGCGCGAATAGCATCGTCTGCGTAGCGGAAGAACAGTTTTGATGTTGTGGACATGAATATCTGCAACACACGGTTTTTTGCATATCCTGACTCCCATAATGCTCCGTTACCTGTTCCTTCTGGCTGCCAGTTTGTCACCCCACCTGCAGCTCCTATACTTACACCAGTAGACCAGTCTCCAGCAAATTCTGGAAGATTTAGTGAGTTAGGTGAGCGAATTGATACATCAACCAGACCAGGGGATCCGAGAATCGACATGCTGCGGGAGGACACCTTAGTAAAAGAGTTGTACCCGCCGTTTTTGGAAATCCTTCCTGTATAATTATTAGCCCTGTTAGTTCCATTAACTGTAATTTCCCAGGTATCGCCGTTGATGAAGTCGATCTGCAATAGGCAGAATGCTGGCAGCGTCATCTGTCCTGGCGCAGATGGCCCACCTTCAAACAGTGGCATATCCTGTTCAAGATATGTCACATATCTACCTGCATCTGTATTCCGCAAATAGTCACAAATAGCCTGTGCCGATGTAAATAGCGCAATACCATCAGCCGGGTTTACAGGGTGACGGCCAGCGTTAATCACCCTTCCGCGAGGGTTAAATAACTGTGATGAGGCATTGGATAGCGGAGTCATGTCTACTGTTCCAGGTTCATTAGATGGACAGTTAGCGCGAATGATGTTTAAAGTCCTATAATTTGATCCGCCCCCATTGTCATAGCGAATAGACTGTAGAAGATACAATTCCTCAGAGCCAGAAATATCACAAGACTGCACCCCCTCATTTTCAGTGGAGTAAACACTCTTCCCTGAATAACTATCCCAGTATGTTTTGAAATCTGCAGGTGACAGCAGGTACTGACCTAATTCTGAACCATTAAGGCTGTACTCAATATAACCCTGCAACCCTGCGAAAGTATTTCCAGATCCCGCCGTGGTAGATGCACCAATACCAGCAAATATCCGTTGAGAACCAAGAGCGACACCCTGCCGTTTTGGTTTACCGGCTCCGCGACCTCCAACATTTGCATCAACCGTAATAGTCCCCATTGGACTGTAAGATCCTTCTATAAGGCTGTTAATATCCAGTGTGTTAAAGATATTGGATACACCTGTCTCAACATCAAAAATTTTCGGCCAACCCATATCCGCATTTTCGTATATCAGGGTATTACCAAAGCCACTAAACTGATATCGCACTCCAAGGCGTGTTGATTCAGTGAAGTTTGTAATCTGCGTTTTATCAACCAGCGTACGCGGATCTTCGATAGGGTAAATTCTGATAGTGCGAGATGGGCTGTACGGCAGCAGGATGTAACGCTGTCCTGCCACTCGGTAAACGTGGATGCCTTCTGGTGCACCAACGTTATTCGGAAAATGAAGACGTGTTACCAATGCTCCTGTTACCCAGTCATGCACCGTAACCCATACCGATGCGGGGTCTAGCGTCTGCCAGCCGATGTATACCATTCCATCATTGCTGTCTATGTAAATCCCCTGAAATCCCATGGTCGTGTAACCATACTGATCTTTAAGATCTGCGGTAATCTCATCGTCTATGATGCTGAATTCTAATTTCCAGTTCAGCGGCCTACGCGTACCACTGACATGCCTGGAAATATGAGACAGGTAGCTTTTAACCCCGCCTGCGATAATGTATCTATGTTTGATCTCAGTAACAATTCCAGTTGCAACTGGAGTGCATTTATAGACGCCGCCGTTTATTCTAATAAAATTGGTTCCTGTTAGATTATCCCCAATGGCAACGTCTTTTCTACTATTCTTAAACGTCCCATTACCTAAGTCAGTAACAAGCAATGCCCCTTCTACATATTTCAATGACTGATCAGGGTCATACTTCAGCACATTAGGAAAATAGAACTGCTGCGCACCATATGCATCATAAACAGCCATAGAATGGCCTTGCACAGTTACGAACTTGGCAATCTGTCCGTTATATACCGGATATCCAGCATCGTTAATGATGATTGGTTGCGAAACAGGAGCATGAGAACCATCTTCGTTCTCTATATAAACCTGAATCTGGTTTTCAGGATTTACCGGGTCAGTGTCAATTTTACCGATATAAATTTTGCCATTGGCTACGGCTTTAAAAGAGCGGGCCATAGTGAAAAGTTGCGAAGGCATCGATACGATCACATTGGCTGTAATGTCTGTCATTTAATTTGCTCCAGATACAAGGAATCGCCGCAGCATGGCTACGGTTGGTATTTGTTGCATACCGAAACGGTACGATTGTTGATTTGTACAGTAGGTTTTACGATGCCATTCCACCCATTTGGTGAGGCATTGATGATGTACAGCAAATACGATGAGGCGCAGTTCCACTTGAGGCTTACGCACGAGTTGCACGCCAAGATTAAGCAACGTGCAAAAATGAATAACAGGTCTATCAATTCCGAAATTGTGGCTACGATGGAAGAATCGCTCTCCAAACCATCACCTGTAAGCGGGTATCGTGATGAAGAAGAGAGGCTTGCCTCATTAATCTCGGAACGAGTAAAAGAAGTTGCGGCTGATATTCTTAGAAAAGAAAAAACCCGCGATTAAGCGGGTTTAATTGGTTAGTTATCAAAAAGTCCGTAAGTTTCTTCTTCTTCAGGTGTAAGGGGAAGAATCTCTACTCTATCTATAGATACCTTTTCAATGTACCCATGAGGTCTACTTAAAATTAAAGCTCTCTCATGCCACAGAACTCCAAGAATGTGATACCTTCCAGCATCTCCTTTTACCCTGGCTCTTCCTTTGATTCTTGGCGGCATAATGCCATATCTTTTCTTTGCCATTATGCAACATTGCTCCCATGAATCAGGTGTTGTAGTGCTTTAACACCCTCCGCATTGTAGCGGAATGCTTCCACCTGTTTGCTTGAATGCGCAGATTTATCCAAGAAGAACTTCCCGTACTGCTCAGTTTTGAGGTTGTTTGCGTTAGCAATGCGACCAATCTTGTTGGCCGTTACTCCAAGCTGCTCTGCAACCTCCCCTGCTGAGTAGTAATGCTCTTCTATTGCCGGAAGAGGTATTGCATTAAAACCAACGAGCGGGTTGATTATACTTGCTGCCGCTGTCTGCTTTGCCTCCGGCGCAAGATTTGGCATCAGATCGAACAGATTGGTAACAGCTTCAACCGTCATTTTCAATGTTCGCGCTTGACGATACTCAACAAGTCCACTCGCTGATTTACCGCTTTTAATGTGCGCTTCTTGCATACTTTCAAGTTGGTCTACCAGTGAGCGGCGAACGGCTTTTGACTCGCGAGCGGCAACTCGCAATGCTTGCTTGATTGACATCTCAATGATAACCATCGAAGTTTTGTTCGCTTTTTGCACTACACTTTTTGTGTAGTGCTCTCCATCCAATTCATCTTCAATTTTCTCGATGAATTTGTTATTACGAACCTCCGGCTCACCGCACTGTCTACGAGCCTGATTTACCATCTCAAGCAGGCGCTGGCTGTCAATGGTTTTATCCGTGACAACGGATCCGATGTTTGCTACATTCTTAAAAGTCATTAGGCATTCCTTATGTGGTAGTAAGGGTGTGACATAGGCCGCCAGCAGCACACTGGCGGTTTTCTTTTGCGCCGTCCTGCGCACCAATCAATGAATCCATTCCTCGCCGCGAAGTTTTGCCAGCATTGGCTGAGCGTTCTTTACGACAAAATTGTTGGTATCAAGATTCTTCATTTCACGAAGAAGCGATTTCTTGGTTTCTTCTGACATGTAGCGAGTCTCATATGCAATATCGTAAATCCTTCCTGAAAGCTCAGAACCAATTTGCTTCATTCCTGGGTAGATGTGTTTGCACATTTGTTGACTCTTCTCCATCCACAATTGTAAGTAGCAGAGATTAACCAGTTCTTCGTCAGTAAACTGTTTTGCAATCGGTGAGCATTCTGCCTGCCGATCCAAAATATCCAGCACCCAGCGGCGGAACTCTTTGGCTACCGGAGTGCGAGCAAACATCGCGATTAGGTGGGCACCGCGTAGTGAGAAAACTCGCACTTTTTTGCGATAATTTCCTGAGGTACTCACTTCGAGTACCTGAGTCATTCCGGCGCTAAACTCATCGCTATACTTGTTATAAATCATTGTTACTGCACGACTATTTGCGTATTTAAGTGCAGATGCAATATTAGATGATGCAAACCAAACACCATGCATATCACGGGTGGGCACCAACTCAACTCCGTGGAAGTTGTAATCTGATTTTGCTACAATATTCATGTTAGTTTCCTTGCATACGGTTACTGACATAGAGGCCCGGTTTGTGTTCGCGCACTGCCGGGCTTCACTATTTTTACTGGGCATTAGCTCTTTCCTCTCTCAGGCTTTTAGCCAGTCGCTGCACAATCGCAGAGTTGATAGAAATTCCATCCATTTCAGCTACGCGTCTGATCTCCTCCTTCATTCGCGCTGGCAAACGAAGCTGGAAACTCTGACTTTTACGACCACTGTAAAGAACATCGCTCATCATCAATATCTCCGTCATAATGACATCACTATGATGTCATGACACCATTATGATGCCATTGCTCATAATGTCAATATGATGCTACTGTGTTTTTTATTGCTCATATGCCTTGCGAATAAGAAAATGTCAGAAAAAGACGAATCAAATTTCATAGAAAGATTTACGGTTAGAATGCCTGACGGCATGCGTAGTGCTATTGCGGAAAGGGCTAAACGAAACGGTCGATCTATGAACTCAGAGATAGTTCAAATTCTTGAGGATGCGTTATCATATGACGTCTCATCAGTAGACAAATCATTAGATCTTAAACAAATAAAATCTTTACTTGATAAAATTTCCAACGAGTTACTGGATAGAATCCCAAAAGACACATAACAAAACATTATCATCCGGTGTTCTGCTCAAAACTAAGGAGTGGCTACTCAATGAAAAAAATAGATATATATAGCGATACATCAGCCTATGTCATAGGCTCATTGGGTTTTTTAATTTTTTTTGTTTGGCAGTACCAGTCACTATCTCCAGGATGGCGATTTTTGGGGATGTCTTTGATATCACTTGGTGCAGGAATAGCAACGCAGGTGTTGATGTATCTCTTTAATGGATGGCTCTCAAAAAGAGTTGAGAAAAAAAGAGCTACTTCAATATGTAGAAGCCTAGCTATTCCAGAAGACTCTACAGATCAGGATGATATTGCAAAATGTTGGCGGTATATGATTGCAAGATACTCAAATGAGTTACTGGCAAACAGACTGTCCGACTTAATCGGGATCGTAGTTACCTCTGTTGGAACAATCATCAGTATAGGGATATCAATTTGGTATGTCGGGATGATTGTCTATTTTGTTTGGAATAGAGACTTCAATGAACCTTCCCTTCTTTTTATACCTTTATTTTTCAGGGTATTAGCATTCATATGTGAGTTATTGCTCTCTTTTTTCTGCAATGTTTTGTTCAACAGATACCCAGGTGAAGCAAGAAAGTTTAATAAAAACTATGATGAGTTAAGGAGAACAGATCCTTTTCTATCAAGCAAAGAGTTCCGCGATTCCATTCGCAATTAACAACATCCATGACATCAACCCTTAGCGATCAGTTGCATCATTGGCAAGTATTGGTCTGATGGCATTTGCGGCGTTATTCAGCGCTCTTTCATAAGCTGGCGTTCCAGCTTTAGTGTTTGCCAGGCGTAAGAGCGCATTCCTAGCCATAGGGCTTTCATAAACCCTCGACATAAGGCCAATCCCTGTTTCCCCAGCCAATAGCGCGCCTCCGGTTTTTAGGTTACCAATAACCCTTACCAAAGGCGCGAGTGTCATGCCAGTCTTCGTCACAACATTAGCCTCAGATGCTCTTTTGGTAGCATCGAGAATAGATAACATCCCCTCTATCTCTTTTCCGTTCTTCCCACCAAATACAGTTTTAAACACCTGACCATTTGCTTGTTTTTGCAGCTTGCCAAGCTCGGTCATCATTTTCTGAGGGCTGTCACCTACCTTGTCAGCTATTTTGCTGATATATGCCGCCCTTAGCATGTCTTTACCTTTTTGATCGAGTTTCCCGTACAATCGAGCTATATCTGACCCATATTGTCCATACACAATGGTATTTACAGCCTCGGGAGTTAAATCTCCTTTGTTTAGAACGTTTTTAAGGCGCGTTTGAGTTGCATGTGTTGCCATTTTTGCATAATCAGCTTTTCCCGCTCTCCATGCTGAAGCATCTTTTGGGCTAAGTCCTTTCGCTATAGATTTACTAAGGCTATTGGTTAGCGAGTTGTAGACCCTGTCGACCATTGTTTGCGACATTGATGGCAGAACTGTACGATCGCCTTTTACGTCAATGCGGAACTGAGTTCTCAGCTTATCAAGTAACTCAAAGGCATCATCTCCATTTGTTATCTCCTGAATGGCATTCTTATAATCATTAAGCGCAGAAATGGTCTGGGTGTCAGAAACACCTTTAAGTTTCCCAAGTTCGTTTACTGCTCCGTCGATAGCTCTTATGGCGCCACTTGTATCAACTGGCTTTCCAACCATTCTTCCTGACAGGTTGTTTAGTTTTGACTTGGCTAACGATTTTTCCCTTGCAACGCCTGACTTTAGACTATCAACGACTACAGATGGATCGTAGTCGCCGTATTTTTCGGTGAAGCGATTAACAAGCTTGGTTCTAGCATCCTGCTGTGCGGCTCTCATTGGTCCAGTCCCAGCTATGACTCCTTCTGAGTAACCCTGCAGTTGATTGCCAAGTTTTGTTTTTGGAGGAACTACATCCGATGTCATAACTGGTACATCTGCCGCAGCGGCACGCTTGAGCAATTGCTGATCTGCTGGTGATATTTCGCCACGAACAGCAGTAATTCCACGCCCTATTCCCTTTGCTGCTGCGGAAAGAACCCCCTGAGCGGCAAGGTTAACTCCGGCATTTTTAGCTGCATTTTGTGCGAAATCGCCTTTCTGATTTGCGGCCTCTGCCAGTGATCCAATAGCCATGCTTCCTGCCGTTCCAACTCCTGGAACTAAATACCCGCCAATTGTTTCTCCAGCTTGCGCATAAGGGTCTGTTGGTCGATCTACTGGACGATAGACATCGTCCAAAACCTTGGGGCCCCCAAGCCCCTGACTGATTGCATTAATCAGACTTGCGCCACCCTGCAATACGTCAAATGGTATGTTTACCAGACCACGACCAGCCTGTTCTGCAATTTGCCCTACACTTTGACCACCAGTGAGCCAATCGCCAGCTTGTTGCATCAATGATGGTTCTTCCCGTGTTGGTGCATTATTGGCCTGATTAACTGTTTGTTGCTGAACAGCCTGACCAGCAAAATACTCATCAATGGCGGTGCCAATATCTTCGGTGCTCGTACCATCAGGAAAGGTAAATGTCTTACCGTTTGCAGTTACTTTCATCATTCCACCGTAAATTGAATGCCTGATTTTGAGGTATATGATCCAACCTGATTCCGTGGTTCTCCTGAAGGTGTCGAATCTTGTGCTGGCGCTGTGTCAGTATTCATTGACATATACCGCTTAACGGCACTCCCCAATGATTCACCTTTTTTAACATCCAACCCCAATATCTGACCGCCATTACGCGATTGTCCAGGGTTGCCATTCGCGCTCATCCACTCGGCTTTAAACTCATTAAACTGCGCGTTTCGTCGCTCAAGGTTTGCCATTGCATCAAGCCATCTTGCGACCGTCTCAGGGTTATCCATGTCAGTTGGAGCACCCTGTCGAACGATCTCAACGTCTTTATCCGTTGCTGGGCCGGGAGGTAGGAATTTAAGAACCTGACTGTTAACAAGGGCATTTTGGCGAATGCGCAAATCACGCAATGTCGTATCGCTTCCGGTAAGTTTTGCGAACATGTTCTGTGCGTTACCGAACAAACCTGTCGTTGGTTTTTCTGCTCTGAACTGTTGAGCAAGCGCACTCATAGAATTGGCTGAGTTTGATGATGCTGTAGCATTGTTTACAGCCGTCTCGATGCCTTTTTCCATGTTTACTGACAGCTTAGGTGCTTCGCTAATCAACTGCTGAGCCTTTTCCTGCGCTTGCTGCATTTTAAACCCGAACTCTTGCTGATCCAGAGCCAAGCGTTGTGCTGCGATATTGTGCCCAGTCATTGCTGACTGATAGGAAAGGTTTTGCTCTCTCGCCTGAAGTGCTTCACCAGCCTGATTGCTGCGGATTGTCTCTGCCAGCCTGCCTCGGTCAATTTCACGACCAGCCATCTTATCCTGAACAGCAAACGCCTTTTCTGGTCCAAGCGCACCGAGAGACATAGTAGTCAGCATGTGTGATAGCTGCTCTGGATTCTGGATACCTGTCTGAATCATCCAGTCAGCATTAGCACCAACGCGATTTAACCTGTCCTTGTTGTCAGTAATGAATTTACTGTAGGCTTCCGGTCCCTGAGAAAGAGCGACGTTAGCCCTCATGGCTAAATCGCCCATATCGTTGCGTTGCTGATCATTAAGACCGGAAAACGCCTGTTGTGCCTGTGCAACAAACGCTGGATTTTCCTGGGCAAACTTAAATAGTCCCGATGGATCACCAGAAGCCCATGCATCAGCGTGAACCTTATTGAACGCACTAATCGCTTTCTGTTGCTGTTCCTGATTGTAAATATCAGCAACTCCAGCCAGACCACGTAACGCGGTCAGACCAACGTTATTTGCACCTGAGCGAGCCAACTCATTGTTTTCGCGGATCAGACCAAGCGTTGCGTTAATGTCGCTTGCCTTTGGCGCATTCTCATTTTGCGTACCGATGCCAGCCAGAAAACCACCAGAATTAATACCCTGTTGCCACGTAGCCATTGATTACCCCTTAAAACAACGAGCCAAGCAGACCAAGACCAGCACCGATACCAGCACCCCACGGAGTTGATAGCTCGAGAGCACTGGCTATGCCACCACCCAAAAGCGCACCGGATGCAGCACCACTAACACCCTGCCGCAATGCTGACGGTCGGTTGGCGTTTGCCGCTGCAAGAGCCGCGCTTTGCTGTGAAATCTGGCTCATGTTGTTGGCATATGTCTGCCCGGCGTTTGCCTGCCCCTGAAGAGCGCCAAGACCGATATTTGCCAGGTTGTTGTAATTGTTCATTTGTCCAGACAGCCATTGCTGACCAAGCGTTGGTGCGATTGTTGCTAACTGATTACTGGTTGCGGTGGAACCCAATCCACCTGTTGCTTCCGCTGCCGCCAGACTCTGATAGCGCGCCTGACCAGCAAGGTCTTTATACTGCTGAGAGTTGTAATACTGGTTAAGTGCCTGACTTTGCCCCTCCAGAGACGATAAGTTTTCGAGGCTGCCTACATACTTATCAGCCAGAGGAGTAAACGGCTTCAGGTTATTCATGATGGTGTTGAACTGCTGATTTTGCAGGTCTGCAGCATACTTCTGGGCTTCTGCTGCATACTTTGCGCTTTTATCAGAACTGCCACCTTTCCCGCCTTTTTCAGGGCAATAAGGTTCCTCGCCGCGCAGTTTTCTGCCCAGCTTAAATGCATATAACATGGCTATCTCCCGTGATTCAGGAAGTCGATTAGTTCTTCGCGTGTGGCGCTGTAAAACGTCACGTCATCCACGCCTTTGAAGTATTTCTTGATGGTTCCTACACGCTTAAGGCCAATCATTGCGCAGTACATCTGCCCGTGGCGGAATTTGCGTGCAGCGAACGATGTGACGCACTGAACGGTGGTGTTAGTCAGAATGTATCGCCAGAACGCCAGCCCGATTTCCTTGCTGAATCCGCGAACCTCTGGCAGGTACATGGCGTGGCAATCGAATGTAAGCGGCTGAATCTCCTGATAGTAAACAATGCCGCCAAACTGACCGTGCACGTTAACCTCAAAGTAACGGCATTCAGGCTTGTAGTCGTATCCATCACCGTTGTTGCTCCCGGCAATAATGTCAGGGTGATTTCCCACGGCTTCTATCAGGTCGATGTTTCGTGTTGGTTTGAATGTAATCATCAGTCAATCAGCCCATGTAATCTAAGTGCTGTTTCAAGCGCCAGAATACGCTGCCGCGCCTGCTCCAAACCTGTAGCGATAGCTGCGACTTCGGATTGTGTGTACGTAGTGCCGACAGTGTATGACTGGTTAGCGTTGAATGAGCCAAGAAGTGGCGTACCTGTGGCTGCAGTCCATCCGGTATTTCTTGCTCCAACAACCTGAATTCCATCAACTGAATATGATGTTTTTACATCCAGCGGTGACGCAAGAGACTGCGATTCTGTTACGGTTTTCGATACGTAATCACTCTTAATGTCAGATACATCGCTTTCTACGCCATCCAGTCTTTTGTCAACAGTGACCAGATGCGCCTGAATATCGATAACCTCATCCAGCAAGTAATCAACATCGCTACGCAGTACGACTATCTTCCCTTCGGCGGTTGTTAACCTGACCTCAAGGAGATTTATCGCTTTTGTGTTTGCGGTGATTCTTGAATCGTGATCTGCCAGTTCGACGTCCTGTTCATCGTTTTTCACCTGAGCATCGTAAGCGCCCTGACCAGCCTGATTTGCCTTCCCGGCAATTGCGCCGACATCAGCCCCCTGATTAATGACATACAGCAGGTAAGACTGGCTGAATATATTGCGTGGAAGGATTGATGTATCGAGCCGCGTCGCCTGCACAATAACAGGGGTGTTGAGATTCGAATCAGCCATTACTCGATCCTTATCTGAGCGCCAGACAGAGTGACAGGTGACTTCGTGATAACGCGCAATTTGAAGCCGACATTTTTCCTGATGCGCCCTACTCGCTTCCACAAAACGCGTTTGTCGTAAACGAACGGTTCATTCTGCTCAATCATCTGCTCTTTTCCCCAATTGATGCCGTCAGTGGTTGCAGAGAGGAACAGGCGGTCAGCGTACTGAGCGACACCAGTCGATGATTCAACTTCCAGATCAAAACATCTGGCGTTCTCAGCTTTGAAGAGTGGTGTAAACAACAGGTGTTCTTGCTGTAGCCCATACTGGCTGCTGATATCGAACTGCAATTTGCCGATAACCGATTCCAGCTTATCTCCGCACGTTATCTGATTGCCTTCGTAAATGAAGTCGATAGCGCGATACACATCGTCATACAGGCCTGTTTTCAGCACACACCATTGCGGACCATTGGCGCTTGAAGATGCGTCGTACACAAGGACGTGACGCGAAAGATGGATAATCAGCAACTCATGAGCATCAAACCGCAACGATTCCATCACACCATCAGCCAGTTCATCAGCAGTGTAGGAGCGGAGGATTTTCTCAATGCTCGCGCTGGCGATTGGTGATACCTGACCGGAGCCGATGATGTATACAGACGGAGCACCTGTTGCCGGATTGCTGATAAACGCATAGGAATCAGCAAACGGCGTTTTGCAGTAAGTTCCGGCAATGCCTTTCTGCACCATCAGTGATGGCTGTGCGACATACAAAGCGGCACCAACGGTGGTTGCCCCAGTCAGGGAAAAATATTCAATCGTCGATGAACCAAAGCAGACGATGAAGTCTCGCCATGTTCCGATGCCGATGATTCCGTCCGGCTGCGATTCTGCGCGATATTGTGCGCTGTAACGATCAGGATGCGATTCGTCTTCAAGGTCAGTGATAAACCATGAATCAGTACCGTCTTTTGACCACGCATAACGCCCACGTAAGCGAGTAATGTCACGAACCGAACCTAACTCATACTGCGTGAATCCGCTGTCTGTAGGCCAGTTTGAGACGGTTTTAACCGTGCCATCATAGCGATACTCGACCAGTTTCCCGTTAACGCCTACCGCCTGTGATGTCCGACCATGCGCCATTGATACGCGACCACTTCCGGCGACGTCACCGACTTCGCTTTCGCCCTTATACAACTTGCCACCACACACGCGATAAACAGCACTCTGCGCCATGTTGTACTCGACGCCGCGCGATACGCCGTTCACATCAGAACGTTTGGCAATGCCCGGGAATGAGCGAAGATATCCGCTGCTGTTGAGGATTTCTTTGGGTGTAGCCAACATATTCACTGGCAGATAGTCGATATAGTCGGCGTTTCGGAAGTCTTTGCCGACACCTTTCATAAGCGGAAGTTGCTGAATAGGCATTTATTCACCTATGCGTTTGGGATATCGCCATCAATCAGAGGGAGATCGCCTGGATAATATCGGTCAGATGTGAACACGTCATATTTATTACCCTGCCCTACAGGAAAATCTCCACGTCGTCGCATTGAAGGAACAACCAGAGTGTCGGTCATCAAGGCATCATATGAGCGTTGGGCGTTACTGAGAACTTGCTGAGTTGGTTCAAGGCTGTAATCAGATAGCATTCTCAGCAATAACTGATAGCCTACTGCGTGTTTGTATTTTCTTGGAAGACCTGACTCATCATCTGGTAATGGCTGATCATCTCCAGTTGCGAAAGCGTAACCAATGTCGCCGGGGTTAATCATCCACTCGGACATCATATCTTCCAGATCATTTACACCATCTTCAATTGATTGCGGCTCAACATCAGTCAGCGATGCATTAGAAGCAATAGCAAACTTACGAAGCGCAAAAAGGACGATCTCACCCTTTGTCAGTACTGTTGCCATTGTCTGCCGCCTTACGACCTCGCTTACTGGTCGGTTTCAATTCATCAACTGAGGCAACAAAGCCCAACTTTTCGAAAAACTGGAGGTCTTTTTCTGCGATAACGGCCTGTACATGCCCGGATTCGTTATCTGCGGCAAGGAATACACTCATGCGATCCATATTGTTTCCTTAAAACATAAAAGGGGCGTAAGCCCCTTGTTATTACGGATTACCGAAGAACTGACCGCCCATGTGAGGGTTAAAGCACACATATGCAGGCAGTAAGTCAAAGCGCATTTTTTGCACGTTGGCATCGCCATCTGCGTATTTATGTACGCGGATGGAGAAACCTTCATATGTTGCAACAGCAGAATCAATACTGTGCAGTTTCGTCAGTGGGATAGAGCCAAGTCCACAGAAGAACTTGTTATAGAACAGGTTTGGCTTCATTGTCTGGCTAGCAGTGCCTACTACAGATACGGCATCGCCTGCCTCTACCTGACGACTTACAGAGTTGTACTGCGGGTTTGTAGTGTCATAAATCGGAACACCAGAAAGCGTAACCGTCACATCGCCACTGCTGTCTGAATTAGCATCAGCAGTAACCGTTGCAGTGAAGCTAATTGGTGTGGCTCCGTTATACAACGCCTGTTTGGTCTGCTGTTGCAGCCAGTAGGTATTGGTGAATTTGACCTGATCACCAGCTTTCAGAAAACCTGTAACGCTGGCTGTCGCTCCGGTCAATGTTACAGTGAACTGGTATGAGTCTTTAACTGCGTTATAGGTAACAGTTGGCTGTGTTTTGACTGTCAGTGTTCCGCCAAATGCCCCCTGCGTACGAGAGGCAAGCCCATTAGACATCAGTGCGCGAATGCCGCCAAAATTGGTTGGGATCTGTGCGTTCTCCCATGCAGTACGAACCAATTGATCTGAAGCATGCAAACCAGTCTGCGCATCAGCAAGTCGCTGTGCAGACCATGGATCCATTACAGCATAGTTTTCACCTTCATTAACGCCGAGGTCTTTCAGGAAAGATGCCGTCTGCGCAACATCAGACCATTTGGTGATTGGAGTATTGGGGCTACCAAGTGACAACGCACCGTTATTCATCATGAAGTGAGCAAGCTCTGTTTCAAGGTCGGTAACGATTCGCTGGCGAACCGGCGCGAGAATTTCTTCCAGCTGGTTAAGCTTGATCGCTTCCTCCAGTTGCTGATATTCAACAGCAACAGTGATGTAGTTACCTACACGCCCCGTGGCTTTACCTGAGATCAGGTTGTTTTTATTTTGCCCTGAAATATCACCAGTGGGAGTACGGAGGGATGAGAATTGATGCGGACGTTTAAAGCTAACGCTATCGCCAGTGCTGGAGTTGATTTCACCTGCCAGCAACTGACGGTCTACGGTTTTCGCCAGAACTAAATCTGACATAAAACCCGGAAGGAATTTTTTCAGAACGATTTGACTGACGTTACTGTCGAGATTGTTAGGCATTTATCTTTTCCTTATTCGATTTTTGCGCCGGGGCATAATTTGTTGAATTCGTCTTGTTTCGCATCAGCACCGCCACCACGTACTTCCGGCTCTGGCTTGATGGCTTTCTTTGGTTTTGGAGCAAGGCTTACCTGTTTGCTAATCTGCCCCAAGAGGAATGCTGCGCGAATTGGATCTGTCTCAGCGGCTACACGCTGGCGTAATTGCTGGCTCTTACCTAAGCCATAGGCGAGTAGTTCAGAGCCTTCGTCTGCACAGTGAATGATGATTTCCTGCTGAATTGGTGGTAGCTCACTAAGAACAATGGCTTCCATTTCCTGATAATCTTTCACAGGAAGTTTGGCTGCCCGTTGTTTATGCGCTTCTACCCTTTGCTGGAAACGCTGCTGGTATTCCTGTTGCTGACGTAGTTTTTGTTGCTGCTGCTGTTCGACACGGCCTTTTTTCTCATGCCAATCAGTCAATGCCTGTTCAAACGCCTGTTCGTCATAATCACACGACTCAAGAGTCGGTTTTGGTGGAATAGCGTCTGGTTGTGGTTGCTGATGTTCCGCTGGCTTGGCTAATGCTTCCTCAAGCTGGCGGCGCAACTCACGGTTTTCTTTCTGTGTTTCTTTGAAGCCTTTGCGAAGATCTTTCACCCATTGCGGTGCAGGTTGCCCGTCAATGTGATCATCATCGTCAGCGTTAAGCTGAATTTCTTCATCACCAATACGCAAGGCGTAATCTTCTGGTGTCTCTTCGGTTTTTTCAGGCTCAGTTGCCACCTCTTTACCGTTGTCATCCTGGCTTTCATTCTCAGGCTGTGACTCTGTTTGGATGATGGTTTCTTCTGCATTTTCCTGTGTTTCAGACAGGCCAATAACCTGACCGTCGATGATCAGTTCGTTTTCCATTGATTACTCCTGGTTAACTCGGCATTAAGTCTGCCGGAGACTGTGGTGGTGACTGGAATTGCTGTTGTTGTGACTCGGCGACATCTTTCAGAAGGCGTATTGCCTCCATCACTGCTTTGTCATCGATGTTTCTGGCTTGAGCCAGTTTATAGACAGTGTTTGCCTGACTCTCCATCGCATCCTGCTGGGCAGTAAATGCTTTGATTTGAGTTTGAGCAGTTTCGTTAGTTGCTTTTTGCGCTTCTGCCTGCGCTGCTACCATTTGCGCCTGAGCGAGAACCATTTCAGGATTTTGCTGGCTTTGTGCTGCCATTTGCGCCTGTTGAACAATCTGCTGCTCTTTCTCATTGCGTGGTTTTGCAATGCCAGATATCAGCAGTTGGTTTCGGTTGTACTCTTTGAAGTCATCAAGGCCTTCGCCATCGATATTGTCCAGAATAATACCCTGAATTGCCGGGCGCATTGGGTCTGTTGGAAGCATAGAGCTAAGGACATTTGTCAGTACAGAAACCGTTGCATCACGTCGTGCTGTGTAGCTTGGTCCAACATCAACCGTCACATCGTATCGACCGACAGAAAGGTCATTTAACGCAACAACAGCCCCTGTTTGCCTGTCAACAACCTGTGCGCTCAGGACAGCGATATCATCACTTCCATCTTCGTTAACGATGCGCACTTCACGCTCTGAACCGTACACTTCACGCGCCATTGACAGCCATACTTCACCAGCGCGTTTAAGACTTTTCGCCATATTGTCCAGATAGATAAACGAAGCCATATCTGCTCTGTTCATCAAGTTGTTAACCGTTTCCTGAGCAATATTACTTGGCATCTGCTGCATGGCCTGACTGCCGCCTGTAACCTCCTGAATATCAGCACTGGTTTGCTGTAGTAATGCAGCCAATGCCTGATTCATAACCGCAGGCTGTGTATATCCTGCCGGGGTAGCTCCAGCGATAATGTTGCCAGATTTATCTCTCACTTCGCGCAACGGCAAGAACGCTGGGCGTTTCTTGTTGCGAGCCTCCCAGTGCTTCTCAAGTCCACGAATTTGCTCCATGCCAACTATAGGGATCTGACCGGGGTCTTGCGCTGCAGTATCAGCCAGCATTGAAACCTGAAGGTTGTACAAACGCTGTGGATCCATTGCTTTTGCAATGTGCCCTTCGACACGCTCAATGTCATCAATGAACCAGCGTTTTCCATAAACCGGGATGAGGGGGATATGCTCACCAGGAATACGTCGAGGTTTCTCAAGGAAACCATCACCATCCACTACGGATACATACACACGACGGCGCTTCACTGAGCGCCTTGCCACTTCCTGAAATCCAGCTATTGCCAGTTCATCTTCAATATCTTCAACCTGATCACTGTCGTATGTTGCAATCTCTCCAGTGATTGGATGTCGATAACTGATGACGTCAACAGACTCTTTACGAACTTCGTAATACTTCGCTATGTAAATAACATCTGCATCAAACCAGTCATATTCCCAACTGGTCATAGACGTTACATCCAGAGAAGCAGGAGGTTTCTTTCCGTATTCAGCCTCATATTTTTCAGGTGACAACGAATACATGCAGAACGCCCACAACGCGTCAGATTTGTCGTACTTCTTAGCGTCAGGGTCAAACCACACAGAGCGCGACGGGTCGTATATTGGTTCAATAGCAATACGCTGACGATCGTCCATGGGGTCGTATTCATTGACCAGCATCGACGTCAAACGGAAGCAACCGAAACCACCAGTAGCAGCGTCGTCAAATGCATTATCGCAAGCCTCACCGCCATCGGTTTCTTCGTAGTCAGCACGGAACAGACCATTTAATTTATTGGCTAACTCTTCGCTTGCCTCTCTGTCACCAGGACGAAACTTAACGGTGATTCTGTTATTGCGGTATTCTGCAATGATGCGGTTAAGTTCAGTTGCTACCTTATTGATTTCAAACTTAGGATACTTCTCGAACTGCTCATCAAGCTTAGTTCCAGCCGCCGTTGCTCCTTCCCATTGACCTCCGGGGACACGAGCAAACCTCGTAGCTTCAATGCACTTTTCGCGCACTTCCTGCTGTGGAGAATAGGCGCGGTCAAACCTGAGCATGATCCGCTCATGTTTTTTCTCTAATGTCTCTGCCATGTTTACCAACCGGAGGATGAGGGAACGTATATTTCTGTTTCTTCGCGGACCAATGCCGGGCAATGCATACACATCATCAGCGCATCAGCCAGGTTAGGAGATGGAATACCGAGCTTCTGCTTCATTTCGACCTTAGTCATAAGCTCCAGCTTCCCGTTATTATTGAATTTGCGCTGAATCTGCGTCAGTTCTGCAAACAGCTTCTCCAGCATCTTCTCGCCTATCGCTTCTTTGTCGAAACTCAGCATGTCGTCTGGGTCTGCATACTCACCGTGAACAACCGCCCGATATGTCAGATACAGCCTGTCAGCCAGCGCGTAATAGAATTGTGCTCGCTTATTGCGGAACACATCGCCAATAGTGCGAACGTTGTCACCCTGTACGACTTCATCAGCCCATGCTCCGGCCTGATAAGGCGCATCTTCATCGAATGGCGATTCGCTGCCCTTGAACATCGTGGCGGTGATTTTCTTGCCGGAGAACGCTTCCGTTGTCTGTCTGCGTAGCCCCGCACCAACACCATCACCATCCCACAGGTAATGGTCAGCGCCGTCTTCAATTGCCAGCGAAGTAGCCCAGTCAGCACCCTCGTTGATGTCCATCAGCAGACCTTCGGCAATGCGCTTAACTACAGAACCGTGACGCGATGCATAACCTTTAGCATCTGGCCCTGTATCTGATGGGTCATGCGCAGAGACAACAGCGCCTTTCGCTTTCCATCCGAGTTTCTTGTGCGCATCGGTTGCGGCTTCAAGCCATTCACGTTTGATGATTGCCATATCACTTGCGCTTACTGGCTCACCAAGCCAGATGTGACGATACAGTGTCGGATTTCTGCGTTTACACTCTTCCATCTCCAGACGGAGAACTTCAGGAAAGTGCGGGTTGTCGGTGTAGTTCACCGTCAGCAGGCAAATATCATCGGGAGGATTTACAACGAATCGCTGATAGGTATCGTCGAGGATGTTTTTCGGGTTGAAGCTCACCCATATTTCAGAGAACGGCTTACGGATGGTCGGTATCAGGATATCCCATGATTCCTTCGTTACCGCTTCCGCTTCTTCCACCCAGCAGATATCAATGCCTTCGAGCGATTTAATCTTCGTCGGGTTGTTTTTGATGCCGTAGAACATGAACTCAGCATTCGTTCCGAGATGACGAATCATTGAACGCTGAATTTCAAACTCAGCCGAATACCCTTCCCGCTCTATGGTGTCTTCAAGCAACCGGATTACCGAATCGCTGATACTGTTTTGCAGCTCACGAGCGCAAAGTATGCGCACAGGCTGCCGACGCGCCGCTTCAACAAGCAGCCTCGCAATTGCCCATGACTTACCGCTACCTCGACCGCCTTTGGCAACTTTGTAGCGATGCGCCTCAATGAACGGTTCAAAGATAGGATTAATCGAGGTCATTTTCCGAATAGAGTGCTCATCGGTGATGTTTCAATCTGAATTGCGCCGCCGTCTTTGCCGGTTAGCTCGTGAGAAGCTTGTTCTTTAAACGCCTGAACGGAAACATGCTTACCAAGAAGTTCGAGATTTTTGACCTTATCAGGCCATTTGATTTTCTTCAGAAGTGCGGTGCTATCTGCAGATACCATCTCCACGACATCCATTCCTGATAGCGTTGTGCGCCATACCTTAGGCCAGTCTTTAATGGGTTTTAGCTCACCGTTTTGCAGGAGAATGTCGAGCACATCCATCTGATCGATTTCAATAAGGCGATTAAGCACATATTCTGCATTAATACCAACAAGATCATTGCGTTGCGCTTTCAGTTCGGCGATTCTGAATTGGATGTCAGGTTTTGACATGTTTTCGGATGCGGTACGGTTAGCTGTCTTTGCGCTGTACCCCGCCCGAATAGCCGCTTGCGTGGCATTTAAATCGATGAGGTACTCGCGACAGAACATTTCTTGTTTGTCGGTGAGTGCCATTTTTTACTTCCCATAAGGAGATTGTTATGAACGATGACTTTAAAACAGGTGACATTGTTAAACTGAAATCAGGCGGACCTGACATGACTATCAGGTCATTTTCATCTACCCACGGTAACTCTTTTCTTTGTCAATGGTTTGCTGGCAAGAAGCTTGAGCAAGGATATTTCAAACCGGAATCTCTTGAGCGCGTTACCCCAAAGCCATAGTCCCAAACACACCAACCTTAACTCTTGATGATATTTCATCATGGATGATGTCCGTTTTATCAACAGAGGGTTGCCTTTATCAGCAGGATGTTGTGGATTATCTCGTTAAACAACATAACGAGCAGCACCTCAAAGAAAATGCGGATGGCAACCAAGCGCTATCAACAAAAGTGATTAATAAATTCAGGGTTGATAGCGGTGAAAGTGTTGTTTGGGTTAAGCCAGATAAGTACTGGCGTTTCCGTGTGCCTGAAGACGAAAACGGTCGTGAAGCTCGCGGTTAAACTAATCAACGATAAAAGGCAGCATGTTGAGTGCTGCCATATTCATCTCACTTAATTGTCATTTCAGGCTGAGGACTCTTTCGCGCCCTCAATCAGTGACTGCTTCAGTAATTCGAGTGTACCAATCGCCTCGCATAAACTGATTTCACCATCGTAATCATGGATGACGCTTTCCAGCCGCTCGTATAGCTCTTGAGTAATTGGGAATTTCTTCTCCTTACCCAAATTGATTACGCGGCTCACATCATGCTCCGGTGGTGAACAGGTCTAACGCTTCCTTCGATTTACGCACCGCTTCGATAGTTCTGGTCGTGATATCTGAATTAGCGCCACCTGACTGGAAGTGAATTTTGAATAGCTCAAGCTTCAGCTCGTCAGTGCCAATGAACTGAAATGCTTCTTCTGCGGCTGCGTTCTGGTTCATGACCAGTTTGTAAATCTCTAACTGGAATTTCTGTTCTTCAGTCATGGGAATAATCTCTGCCATTGTTGGCTCCATTTATCCGTTAAAAGGGATATCAGTTAAGTTATCCCGTGTAGGGTATAAGCCATTGTCGAGACCACTCATTGAATGGCCTCTGCAATAACCGATGTCTTTCCATCAGTCCGCCACCACAAAGAATCTTTTTTGCCATAAGGCTGGAGGTTCATCTTTCAGTGGCTGCCAGTGTTATTTCCCCACTTACTGGCTTGGGTTGTTTCGCGGTACTGCCGTAATGCAAAAACTGGATTAACCTGCGAAATCACACCATTCCGGGCAAATACATTTGCACTTCATTTGCCGCTCTCTCACGTGCAACATGAAGCAATCTTTTTCGCCCACCAACGCCCCACTTAGCCATTTGGCTTGCGCACTGGCTTATCGCTTTGGTTTCAGTATTGATGATGTGATCGATTCTATTCAGACGGGACATTGCGCCAACGCCGAGACGGACAACCGTTTTGAAAACTTCATAAACTTCGATTTCAAATTCCGGCCTAATCCATGCTGCATATCTGATTGCCAGAAGTTCAACACCCCACACACCTGGTTCTGCACCACCTTTGATTATTTTAAGTGGTTGAATTTGTTCCAAAGTGCTTTTTTGCACTTTGGCCTCCAGTGCTTTTATGAAGCGTTTTATCTGCGCGCTACGCAAAAACTGGCTTGGGCGCTGTTGCTCTGTAGCCTCTCCATTTGCAACTGCTGCTGCATGGAGATCGTTTAAGTTGTAGCGTCCATCCTCATCAACACGAACGGACACACCATTGACAATAACTGTTGGGTACTTCATCAGTGGTTACCTTTTAGTGATGAACCTTGTCACACAGGATTCCGGCCCACAGAAAGGCACCGATCACCAAACCGGCATCCTCAAGGGTCATCCTGAAAGGTTCTGTGTTCAGAAGTCGCGCGTGTGAAGCGCGTTTGTTGCAGATATAAAAAAGCCCCGCGAATGCGAGGCTAAATCCTGGTGTTTGTAATGAACTGGCTCTTATCTCAACGCAGCCCCTTACTGCGCGCCAGATGCTCAACTTCAAGCATCAGCAATGAGATGTTTAATCTGGATTCACTCCAGAAGTGATCACCACCCTGTCTACAGAGCCAGATGTGAAGGATGATGAGTAAAATTATCGCTATCATCGAAGGCATTGCGTCCTGATGTACTCCTGCAGGTAGTTAACCTGCGCGGTTATCTTGTCGATTCCACTTCGGAGACGGTAATAATTGAGTTCAGCATCTGCTGTAAGTCCTGGGCTTTCTCCATCGCCCATGCCGCTGGCTCCGGTCGTTGACTTTGCACAGGTGGCGGCGACTTGCAGGCGCTTACGCCCAGCAGAAACATCAGCACGGAGACTTTCAATAGTCGCGTTAGCATCAGCAAGCTCCTTTGTGTATCTGGCGTCAAGTTCTGCTACATCACGTTGACGCTTCTGCATGTCAGCGATTGTGGATGTGGCCTTATCGCGCTGCTCTTTGTAGGTCATGGCGTTATCACGGTAATGATTAACAGCCCATGACAGGCTGACGATGATGCAGATAACCAGAGAGGAGATAATCGCGGTGACTCTGCTCATACCTCAATCTCTCTGACCGTTCCGCCAGCTTCTTTGAATTTTGCAATCAGGCTGTCAACCTTATGCTCGAACTGACCGTAACCAGCCCCCGGCAGTGAAGCCCAGATATTGCTGCAACGGTCGATTGCCTGACGGATATCACCGCGATCAATCATCGGTAAAGCGCCACGTTCCTTAATCTGTTGCAGTGCCACAGCGTCCTGGCTTTTCGGAGAGAAGTCTTTCAGGCCAAGCTGCTTACGGTAGGCATCCCACCAACGGGAAAGAAGCTGGTAACGTCCGGCGGCTGTTGATTTGAGTTTTGGGTTTAGCGTGACAAGTTTGCGAGGGTGATCTGAGTAATCAGTGAATAGCTCTCCGCCAACAATGACGTCATAACCATGATTTCTGGTTTTCTGCCGTCCGTTATCAGTTCCCTCTGACCACGCCAGCATATCGAGGAACGCCTTACGTTGATTATTGATTTCCACCATCTTCTACTCCGGCTTTTTTAGCAGCGAAGCGTTTGATAAGCGAACCAATCGAGTCAGTACCGATGTAGCCGATGAACACGCTCGTTATATAAGCGAGATTGCTACTTAGTCCGGCGAAGTCGAGAAGGTCACGAATGAACCAGGCGATAATGGCGCACATCGTTGCGTCGATTACTGTTTTTGTAAACGCACCGCCATTATATCTGCCGCGAAGGTACGCCATTGCAAACGCAAGGATTGCCCCGATGCCTTGTTCCTTTGCCGCGAGAATGGCAGCTAACAGGTCATGTTTTTCTGGCATCTTCATGTCTTACCCCCAATAAGGGGATTTGCTCTATTTAATTAGGAATAAGGTCGATTACTGATAGAACAAATCCAGGCTACTGTGTTTAGTAATCAGATTTGTTCGTGACCGATATGCACGGGCAAAACGGCAGGAGGTTGTTAGCGCAACCTCTTGCCACCCGCTTTCACGAAGCCAGCCATTGCGCTGGTTTTCTTTTATGCAAAGCACACCACACCGTAGCCACAGCGGATAAGGTGATTATTTTTGTCTGTCTGGTATTTGGTTTGATGTGCTTTCAGAAAGGTCGTGATTAAAACGCAAAAAGCCCCGAGCTATTAACTCAGGGCTTTATTTAACGAGTGCATTTATCCATCGTTGAGTCAAATTTACCCAACTTTATTCAAAAAGTCAATATCATGCTGTTAATATGTTGCCATCCGTGGCAATCATGCTGCTAACGCGTGACCGCGTTCAAAATGTTGTCTGCGATTGACTCTTCCTTGTGGCATTGCACCACCAGAGCGTCATACAGCGGCTTAACAGTGCGTGACCAGGTGGGTTGAGTAAGGTTTGGGATTAGCATCGTTACAGCGCGATATGCTGCACTTGCTGGCATCCTTGAATAGCCGACACCTTTGCATCTTCCGCACTCTTTCTCGACAACTCTCCCCCACTGCTCAGTTTTGGCTATATCAACTGCCCGACCTGTTCCGTGGCAATCCCTGCATCTTGCGCCCGGCGTCGCGGCACTACGGCAATAATCCGCATAAGCAAATGTTGCGAGCACTTGCAGTACCTTTGCCTTAGTATTTCCTTCAAGCTTTGCCACGCCACGGTATTTCCCCGATACCTTGTGTGCAAATTGCATCAGATAGTTGATAGCCTTTTGTTTGTCGTTCTGGCTGAGTTCATGCTTACCGCAGAATGCAGCCATTCCGAATCCGGCTTGTGATTGCGCCATCCCCATAGCAGCCATCACATCAGTACCGGAAAGAGAGTCAGAAGCCGTAGCCCGTGGTGAGTCGCTCATCATCGGGCTTTTTGGCGAATGAAATTTAGCTACGCTTTCGAGTCTCATGCGCCTTCTCCCTGTACATGAATCAATGTGAGGTTTCCGCAGAACACTGCGCCGGTATCGATATACATCTGGTTGGCAAATTTGAGTGGTTTCACTGCTGGCGTATGACCAAAGATGAACGTGTCCGCTCCTTTGATTTCTTTCACGATCCCGTCTTGTGAGTTGCTGATTCGTTCGCGGTTCCAGATTACCTGCTGATGATCAACTGGCTTTCCGAACTCGTATTCATCACAAGGATAATCGGCGTGGCAGATGACATATTTTTTATCTTTGCTCACCAGTTCGATGATTAACGGAAGTTCATCTGCTTTATGGGCAAGAGCTTTAGCCAGAATTTCTTTGTCGTAATCGAGATTAAAGAACCAGCCACCGCCATTAAACAGCCAGTGATTGACGTTTCCACGCTCTGATAAGCCATCAATCATCATTTGCTCATGGTTTCCACGTACAGCTCTGAACCAGGTGAATGTGATTAATTCCAGGCATTCAACGTTCTCTGTACCGCGATCGACCAAATCGCCAACCGAGATAAGCAGGTCTTTTTTGGTGTCGAATCCTATCGTCTCCAGTTTTTTCATCAGGTTCGTGTAGCATCCGTGCAGATCGCCAACTACCCAAATATTTCGGTATTTGCTGCCATCAATTCTTTCGTAATAGCGCATCTCTTTCACTCCATCCGCGATGAACCATAAGAACGTCGTTGACGATGGCGTGCATTTTCCCGTCTTTATCATCAACGTATTTTCTTACCGTGCCGCGACTACATTTCAGTCTGCGTGCCACTTCTGTCTGGTTTCCGTATGCTTCAACGAGCATGTCTGGAATGGTTTTTACTGAGAACGTCATGCGGCCTCACTTCTGCTATTTCGCAGGTCTTTGAGTTTCTGTTGGTACTCTGCCTTGATCGCCTTGCACTCTTCGACAGTCCAGCGATGGCGGTTATGGTTTGATTCGATTTCGTCTACTGCTTCCTGCCCGATTCGGTTAATCAGTTCGACGCGATACGGAACGAGATTTCCGCTTTTATGCTGGTTGCACACCACGCATTGCTTGTGAATATTGCGTTCATCAAATCGGAGTTGAGGTGCCGCAGCAGTTGTCCGGTAATGTCCAGCATCCCACTGAGCAGACGTGAGCGTTCCGCACGAGATACATGGTAAGTCGCGGTCTCTTTCTCTGATGAAGGCGTTTACGGCTTGTTGGGCTTGTTTAATCCAGTAACTGCGGGGCTTTAAGGCGAGTTTTCGAATCTTAAGTTTATCTTTCTGTTTCTGCTCCTCTCGTCGTCGTTTCTTCTCTGCTGCTTTTTCCGCTTTTTCGCGTTCTTTACTTCGTCGTTCGAGTGCTATCTTGGCTCCACACTCTGGAGAGCACCACCACTGATTAGCGAATGTAGGGTGAAACCATTCCCGACATTCTTCGTTTTTACATCGTCTTCGCGCTGGTTTAGCCATCGTCTTCTTCCTCGTACATTGAGCTATTCGGATCGCTCATCAGTTCTGCGCAGCAGTGCTCACACACGTGAACTTCCAGCACATGCAGCTTCTGACCGCAGTTAGCGCACGTTAAAGCTCGCTCGACGCTTTCTTGTTCGTAACTTCGATTTGGGTCAATCACCTTGTATTCCTCGCACGATGTCTTAGCCACCGGATATCCCACAGGTGAGCCGTGTAGTTGAAGGTTTTTACGTCAGATTCTTTTGGGATTGGCTTGGGTTTATTTCTGGAGAGTTTCGTTGGAAGGTATTTGCAGTTTTCGCAGATGATGTCGGTGATACTTCGTCGCTGTCGTCTCATGCTGCCCTCCTGACGCCCTGCCCGATCGCCATCAATGCCGCTTTGGATACGGTAGTAAACATCCGTCGAGGACTGATGAA